ATCAGAATATTTCTAATTCAAAGAGTCAGTTAAAATTAAACTATAAATTAATGCAGCTTCAAAATGCTAATATGTCTAGAAAAAATAAGCTTGATATTTTAGGCAGAGTACATGAACCAATAAGTAGATTAGTCAAATATAAAGTTATCACAATGAGCATGGAAGATAAAATATATAGTATATTGAAAAATATTGAATCATGGACTAGAGACACATTCAATCAATTAGATATTTTTGCAGGTATGACGCATGGCTCAACACGATAAGTTAGCAACATACGGTTATTCATTTCAAACTAAGTTAATAGCTGCACTATTAACGGATAAAACATTTTTAAAGCAATGTATTGATATTTTAGAAATAAAATATTTTGAGTCAGAAGCTAATTCATGGATAGTTTCTTCTATCAATGAGCATTTTGAAAAGTTCAAGGTGGCGCCAACATTAGAAGTATTAAAGGTTAAACTACAGGATGTCACCAACGATGTTCTAAGGGCTTCTATCATTGAACAGCTGAGAGAGTCTTGGAAACATATAGAGTCAACTGATTTAGATTTTATTAAAGATAAGACAATTGATTTCTGTAAAAACCAAACAATTAAAGGTGCAATATTACAGTCTGTAGACTTATTAAAGACTGGAAATTATGATCAGATCAAATCGTTAGTTGATAATGCAATGAAGGTTGGAGTAGAAAAAGATATTGGTCATGATTATGCGGAAGATATAGAAGAGAGATTTTCTGAAAGTGCACGTATTACTGTTGAGACTCCATGGACATCTATAAATGAAATTATGGATGGAGGGTTAGGACCCGGAGAGTTAGGAGTTTTTGTAGCTCCAGCAGGCGTTGGTAAAACTTGGGGATTGGTTAATGTTGGGGTAAATGCAATACAGAAAGGACTAACCGTCATTCACTATACTATGGAATTGAATCAAGCGTATGTTGGATTAAGATATGATGCTAGATTAACTGGTTTACCAGCACAAGATTTAAAATTTAATCAAGAAGTAGTAAAAGAAGAAGTTGGAAAATTGCCTGGTGAATTGATAATCAAATATTTTCCAACAAAAACTGCTTCTATAACAACAATAAATTCTCATTTAGAACGGTGTATATTACAAGATAAGAAACCAGACTTAGTTATAGTAGACTATGCAGATTTACTTAGAGGTAGTTTTTTAGGTGGTGAATTACGACATGAGCTTGGGAATATTTATGAGGATTTGAGAGGAATGGCTGGAGAATCTGAGATTCCAGTTTGGACAGCATCTCAAGCAAATAGGAGTGCATTAGAAGAAGATATTATTGAGGCACAGAAAATTTCAGAGTCGTATGCAAAAGTAATGATTGCAGATTTCGTTATTTCTTTATCTAGAAAAATAGCAGATAAAGTTGCAAATACAGGAAGATGGCATATTATTAAAAATAGATTTGGTCCAGATGGTTTAACTTTTCCATCTAAAATGGATACATCAACTGGAATCATTCATATTTTTGATGAGATGTCTATTGGTGGAAAAGAGCAACAGAAAAAAATGGATAATTCTAGTGAATATTTGCGAAAAATGCTATCTAAAAAGCTTAAGGATTCAACTACTTGATATTTATACTTGTGGTGAAAATAACTGGTTTTAACTAAAAATTTACAGAAGAGGCTGTTACATGAATAATAAAAAGTTTGCATTGTCTGATAATTTTATAGGTAAATATGTACGTAGAAAACCCCCATTTGGTTTTAATGGTTTAGGTGAGTTAGTTTATATGCGAACATATTCTCGCATAAAGGACGATGGTAAAAATGAAAGATGGTATGAGACTGTTCGTCGAGTTGTTGAGGGAACCTATACAATGCAAATGAATTGGATCGATGAGCATCAGTTAGGTTGGAATGCTTGGCAAGCTCAAAGGTCAGCTCAAGAAATGTATGATAGAATTTTTTATATGAAGTTTTTACCTCCTGGTCGTGGTCTTTGGGCAATGGGAACACCAATCACCGAAGAAAAGAATTTATATGCAGCACTTAATAACTGTGCATTCGTATCAACTAAAACACTTAAACAAGATTATTCAAAGCCATTTTGTTTTTTAATGGATGCTTCTATGCTAGGAGTAGGAGTTGGTTTTGATGTAAAAGGTGCGGGTGAGGTTATGATTAAATTACCTAATCCAAATAGAGGTATAGAAGAATATGTGATACCAGATAATAGAGAAGGTTGGGTAGAATCATTAAAGTTATTGTTAGAGAGTTATTTTCATGGCTCAGCAGAAGTTCAGTTTGATTATTCAAAAATTAGACCGGCTGGAGAACCAATTAAAGGATTTGGTGGAGTTTCAAGTGGTCACGAACCACTAAAAGAAATTCACGAAGAAATTAGAAAAGTATTAAATAAAAATGTAGAGAATCCTATTAGTACAACTGCAATAGTAGATATAATGAATTTAATTGGTAAGTGTGTTGTAGCTGGTAATGTTCGTAGAACAGCAGAAATAGTATTTGGTAGTTCAGCTGATGATGAATATTTAGATTTAAAAAATTATAAAGTTAATCCAGATAGAGAACAATATGGTTGGACATCAAACAATTCAATATTTGCTGAACTTGGTATGGATTATACTAATGTGTGTAAAAGAATTGTAGATAATGGTGAACCAGGATTCGCTTGGTTAGAGAATATGAGAAATTATTCTCGTATGAAAAATGGAACAGATAAGAAAGACCATAGAGTTGCAGGTGGAAATCCTTGTTTAGAACAATCATTAGAAAGTTATGAATTATGTTGTTTAGTTGAAACATTTCCTAATAGCCATGAATCTTTAGACGATTATAAAAAGACTTTAAAGTATGCTTATTTGTATGCAAAAACCGTAACGTTAGGAAAAACACATTGGCCAGATACTAATAGAGTTATGTTAAGAAATCGTAGAATTGGGTGTAGTGTGAGTGGTGTTGCACAGTTTATTACAAACCATGGTATGGAAGATTTAAGAAAGTGGCTAGAAAAGGGATATAAGACTATTCAAGAGTGGGATAAAATGTATTCAGATTGGCTAGCAGTACCTAGATCTATAAAAACAACTTCTGTTAAACCAAGCGGTACGGTTTCATTATTAGTAGGAGCGACTCCTGGAATGCACTATCCAGAATCAAGATTTTATATTCGTAGAATGAGATTATCAAAACATTCAGAGCTATTAAAACCATTAGAAAAAGCGAACTATCATATGGAACCAGCATTTGGGTCAGAAGATACGACTATAGTTGTAGAAATACCAGTTGATGTTGGGGAGGGTATAAGAACTGCGGCTGAATTATCAATCTGGGAACAGTTTAGTTTAGCTGCATTCTTACAACGACATTGGGCAGACAATCAAGTTAGTTGTACAGCTACATTTAACCCTGAAACAGAAGCAGATGAATTATCACACGTTTTAAATTATTTTCAATATAAATTAAAGGGTATATCATTGTTACCAAGAAAAAATGGTGGCGCATATAAACAAATGCCATATGAAGCTATAGATGAAAAGCAATACTGGTTTGAGGTTGATAGATTAAAAAAGTTAAGTTTTACTGGTGTTTCAGGAGAAGAAGCGGAAATAGATAAATTTTGCAACAATGATGTTTGTGAAATTCCAATGAAATAGATACATAAAATAAAAAGGTTATAGATGAATACATATCAGAATTTAAATCAAGCCTTATATGGAGAGATTGACAATATTATTCATTATGGATTAGATGTTAATAGTAGAGGGTCTCACCAAAAAGAGGTATTATATAGAAATATAAAAATAAGTGATCCAACAGATCTATTAATAGTATATCCATCTAGAAAATTTAGTGGGATGTATGCAAAAGCAGAATGGTTGTGGTACCTTTCAGGAAATAGAAGCATAACTAATATTGGAAAATTAGCAGTTATATGGGATATGATTAAGGATATTAATTGTGAAGTAGAATCAAATTATGGTGAATATCTTTTTGATCACACTACAAAAACTAGTTCTAGTCAATGGGTTTGGATAATAAAAGAATTAAACCAAGATCCAGATTCTAGGCGAGCAACAGTTGCAATTAATCAACCAAAGCACAAAGGAAAGAATGCATTAGATATTCCATGTACTCAATACATGCAGTTTTTTATACGAGAAAATAAGTTACATTTAGGTGTGTGTATGCGATCTAACGATATAGTGTATGGATTTTGTAACGATGTTTTTACGTTTTGTTTATTTCAGCAAATGATGTATAATGAGCTTAGAAAAACATATAAAGAATTAGAGTTAGGAAATTATTTCCATCATGCTGGTAGTATGCATATTTATGACAAGCACTTTAAAATGGCAGATAAAATACTGGGTGAGTATGGAAAGTATTATCATAGTAAAAATCATAAAAAAGTTGAGCTTTTCAAGAAAGTTATATATACTTATATATACAATCAAGGTTTATATCTTCCAACTGACGATCTGTCAAAAGAAGAAATACGAGAATTTGTCTTTACAATATCAAAGAAATTGTTTAAATAGTTACGGAGTAGTCTTATGAAAATAGGGATAGTTGGCATTGGCGTTGTCGGTAATGCTCATAGATTTGGATTTCAAAAATTAGGTCATGATGTTAGTTTTTATGATACAGCATATCAAGATTCTAAATTAGAAAATGTTATGGACACAGAGGTTGTTTATATTTGTGTTCCAACTCCATCATTACCAGATGGCCAGTGTGATACTTCAATTGTATGTCAAGTTGTTGATGATTTAATATTGGGTGGATATGAGGGAGTCATTTCAATAAAGTCTACTATTAAACCTGGAACAACTCAAGAATTATGTATTGCATATAACACACATCAGATTTG